TGCCCTAAATATTGTTTTCCTAACCAAATACACATAGGTACGCTTTTTTTAGCTAGATTAAACTGGTATCGTCTTAATGCTATTTTGCCTACTACTGAGTGCTTTTTATAGTAGTCCGCAAAACTCATACTTTTATCGCGCTTTAAAGCCCTACTAATCGTATCCGCACTACAACCTAATACGTGCGCTATTTCTTCCTGCGTGCATTGTATTTCGCATAGCTTGGTAAACTTATCATAATCTATTTCGATACGTGGTCTAGCCATTCTTCAAGATAGCCTTGTTACCTGTATAGTCTTCCCATCTCTTTACTATTACATCACAATAATGAGGGTCAAGTTCCATACCATAGCATTTTCTATTAGTCTTTTCACAGGCAATTAATGTTGAGCCAGAACCAAGAAAAGGGTCTAATATTTTTTTATAACCATCTAAAAATGAAAATAATTCTGTTAATAATTCTATTGGCTTTTGATGTGGATGAGGGCTATCGTCTCTTTTTTTATATTCTCTGCTAATAGAAAAAACATTTCCTCCAAATTTCTTAAATTTTATTTCTTTTGTAAACAAAATTGCTTCCCATTGTTCTGCTAACCCCCCTGCACCATTTAATCCTGCATTTTTTTTATCCCAAACTGCAATGGTTCTTAAATCTATATTTTTATTTTCTAACATTTTGAACGCTTGGTTAAATGTTCTCCATTGCAGGAAAAAAACAAAATCCTTACAATCTATTTTATTAAAACAATTCTTAACACAATCAAAACTCTCATCCCCCTGTATTGTCCTAACTCCTAATTGCCCCCTGCCATACTTCCCACTATTAGCATTGCCATAAGGAGGGTCAGTAAACACCATATCAGCCTTGTTACCATCCATCAACAACTCTACATTTTCCTTCTTTGTAGCATCTCCACATAACAACCTATGCTCACCTAATAACCACAAATCACCTAATTTAGTAACTGCTTCTTCTACTTCGGGTATATCATCATCATCGGGTCGTTCTTCGGGTTCATCATCAATGCCTAGCTTTAATTCATCTTCAGTAAAACCCCAATCCAGTAGCTCATCCAAATCAAACCCGTTGGCGAGTAAATCCCAATCCCATTCGCCCGTATTTTTATTCATACGTACATTTAGTTCACGCTCTTGCTCTAAGGTTAAATCTAATTCAACGCAGGGCACTTTTTTTATGCCCAAACCTTTAGCGCATCGTACCCGTTGGTGTCCACTAACGATTACGTTTAAACGGTCTGTATTAATATTAACTACGACGGGTTCAACGAACCCAAATGCTGATATACTGTCTGATAATTGTTTATGTTGGTCTTTGGTGAGTTGGCGAGGGTTGTAGTCGGCAGGATTTAGGTCATCTATAGCGTATTCTGTTAGTTTTTGCATAGCATAACTTACTTACGTTTAAACGCCATACAAAATATTTTTATTATTTCCAATTTATTTATAATATTTCTCGGCTAATATAGATGTATTCGGTGGGTGCTTTAATTTGTTCTATTTTGGGGTTTTCTAGGTATTTAGGGGCATCGTCGAAGATAAAACCTTCGTGGGTGAGTGCGTCGATTAACTGTTTACATCCACCTACTAGGTTATCGTAGTCTAATAGGCGTTTCCGACAACAAACAATAGCAAGGGTACACACCGCCCCAAGTTCTACCTTGCTTATTTTGTTTAGGGTCATCTGATTCCTTACCAGTATTTGATAGTCTTGCCGTATTTTTCTTTTTTTCGACCAATGGAATTTATCCATCTGATTGCGACTATAAATTTTTGCAGGAATTTCTATTAGTTCGGGCATAAATGTTCTATCATTTCAATAGTATCAGAATCTCGAATACTCACATAGCCTATATATTTATCCACCAGTTCAGTATTACCAAACTCTGTGGTTTTAGGCAATGCCTTCCATTGCCAGTTAAAATTATAATTTATATAATCTAAATAGTTTATATCAAACACAAATAAATTACTATCCACCCTATTTACGTAAAGGAATTTTTTATTATGTATTTTCGAAAACTTTAAATTATAAGAAAATTTATCAAATTCTATTAGTAGCCTACCGTCATAGATTTTAGCCCTGTTTTTAATCTCTACAATTATTTCCGAATTATAGGCATCAAACCTAGAATAACTACGCGGATACATTTTTAAGTATTCGTGGGAATCCAAACAGTACGCGTTAAACTGGTGCATAATCTCGATTTCCTCTTTTTTCATACAAACAGCTTAATCCACGCATAATTAAGCAATAAAAAAGCCGTCCATATTGCTATTATGGTTAAAGTAGTTAAAATAGCTGATAGTGTTTTATTTTTTACCATAGTTGCTTTCCTTATCTTTTTAGAATTTAATTCCATATTTTTTATTCTTAGTGCCAGTAAGTTTGCATAATAGCCAAAATTTTACAGCTATCCACATACTACAATTTATTATAGTGATATACTTACCGTCCTTAATCTCCAGTTTAGATAAACGCGTCGTTTTCGCCATTGTATAAATGCTCGCTTTCCATTTCTTCTATTGTAATAATACCATCACGCAACCTAACAAATCTAAATACCTTATTTTGATTAGCCACAGAATTGAAATACTTGAAAAAACGCGGGCTAAACTTAATTCCATTAACATAATACAGTTTTGTAGGGTAATCATAATAACAGTTGCTATTACGTTCGTACATCGTCTGCAATGGAAACAGAATAGCTATTAAACATTTTGCCCATAATGGCAACCCTAACCGACCACCAATAGCAAGCCGTTTAAACAGCCTGCCGATAAACTTTGCCCGCCATTTCTCATTAATCATAACTGCTTCCCCGTTCCTAAACATTCTTCGCAATCTTCCCACTCTGCACTATGCTCACCACAGCTAGGACATATATCACTTTCCCCAGCAGTAGCCGTAACATTATCTCCACAGCAGGTATATACAGCCCCACCATCTCCATCGCACTCTAGGCATACGGTTTGTTTAACTTTACCCATTTATTCTAACTCCTTTTTTGTGAAATTAAAATCTAGTCTAGCAACCCCTGCACCTTCCAAATAACTGCAAAGCATTATCATATAGTCGCTATGACTTAAACCTATTTCATCGTTTAACTCTCCACAAGTTTTTTGATCATCATAATCCTCGCCCCATATTCTTTTATGGAAAGCGTCAGAGCATTTAAAATAACTACCATTATCTATAGCTTCATTACTTATGCTGTGGCTTTCAAACCATTCTGGCAAAATTAGGTTTTTATACTCTTTATTATAACGGGCTATACTATCCGCCATCGTTTCTTTATCGCTCATTTTCTGCATCCTTTACATATTTTTCTATCAAGTTTATAACTGGGCATCAACCCCTTTTCGTAATGTTCTTCCTCAACATTTCTATATTTTTTATATATAAAATCAGCCTTTTTATATACTCGTTCACACTCTGGGCAGTATTTTAAGCGGTGTAACCTTTCCCGCTCATCATCTTTTTTATCTCGTTTTGCCCTTTGTCTATCCGTTTCCTTCATATCAGATATAGGTACTGCCCATTTCATCGTCATAAATTCGCGTTAGCTCCTTCCTATTGTTTTTGATAAATCAGACATATATTTATTTAAACCTTCAGTATCTATTTGTGATTCATCAACTGGCTCTGGTTTATTTTGATTTTTACGGAATAATTCATCTTTATGCGCTTTAAAATAACCATTCCAATCCTTTTTACTCCAAGTAGCCAACCTTCCTGCCGTACTCCAAGTCTTAAAGGTCTGAAATTTCATCTGCTTACCATTTTGGGTAGGCTCTGAATAAAACAAATAAAACTCATCTAACATTTGATGACCGTACTTTTCTTCGTTTTTATCAGTAAAAATTTCTTTATTGAAATCCATCATTAAAGTATTTATAGTTTTTTTCTTAACATTCTTAACATTCTTAACATTCTTAACATTCTTGTTTGTTGTTGGCGGTGTGTTGGTAGTGTGTTGGTGGCGTGTTGGTAGCGTGTTGTTATTATGTTGGCTATCTTGGTAAGCCGTGTAATTACAGATAGTTACCTGTGTTGCTTTGCTGTTGGTTTTGTAGTCAATCATACGCATTAACTGCAAGTGCTTTAGGTAGGTTCTAATAGCTGTATTTCCCCACTTAAATACCCGACATAGCTTTTTCTGCGATGTGATTAATTCACCGCGTTTAACTGTAATAAGCTCGCCCTCAAATACCAGCTCGTTCTCTTTATGGTTAGCCATACAACACAACCAGATAAACGCTTCACGTTTGCTAAAAGGTTTTCTATCCCTATTAAAAAACTCTGTATCGAATATCTTGCGGTGCAGGGCAATATACCCCTTCACGCTCCCAACCATACTAATATCTGTTCGCCACGCTTTTCGCTTATCCTGCGTTCACCTTTACAGTATAGGCAAATAAGCATAGGGCTTACACCCAGTTTTAACGCTAACCATCGCTGGCTACGCTCATTTTTTACAAGTAATGCAACTAAAGTAGTATTATCCATTGAATGTAACCTCGCATATTGTATTATGGTCATCGTCAGTATAAAACTGCACCCCTTTAGGATAAAAACTTCGAGTACCTTCCAATATTTCAACCCGCTCAGTTTCTATATCTACTTCAAATTGTACAAAATTACGACTATTTAAAAATACTAATTCATCTGAATCCTCAAAAACTACAGTAACCTTTTCTACAATAACACAAACTTCAAACCTATGCGACGAATAACCTGTAACCGCACGCCACTCTATTACACAGTTTTTTATTTCATCCTCAGTAGCACGCCAATCGTCAAACCTTATATCGCTTACATATTTTTTTAGTGTATCGTGCAAAAATGTTACATTAGTACCATCTATTCTACTTGTCAGCATATTTTCCATATCGTTCCTTAAATTAATTATCTATAAACTAGGCTTAAAAGGGGTGTACTGAATCGTGGTACAGCAACGCCCCCCTAAACCATTTAACCGCCTTTAATGGCTAAATATTAGCCTTAAAACGGTATATCATCATCAGTAACCCCAGCACCTTCTGCTGGTTCACCACCTTTAGCGGGTAATGTAGCCCCAACTGGCATATTACTGGGGTCGAGCTTTAAACCACCCTTACCCTGTAACTCTAGTGCTTTTGGAAGCAATGCCGTTACGCCATCATCGGTTAGTATAACTATTTTATTATATTCGTCGTCTTTTGATTTTACTGACGGAACGCCTATAAATAAATCAGTTTTACCCTGCACCAGCTTAAAACCTTTTACGATTCCAAATCCGTGTATTTTAACATCGAAAAACGCTTTAATGTGCCCCCATTGTCCAACGTGCATACGCACTATCTCGAAAGGGTTTTCTGTTGTCATATTATTTATCCTTATTTTTAGCGTCGTGCGTCGTTACTCTATCTTCCATAGTTTTTAAATACGCATCTGCTTGTGCTTTTGTTTGTATTTTACGCCAATAATTATTAGCGTCCTGTTTTTTTCCTTTGAAAAATGGGTGGCTTAGTAACTCTTGATAGCGTTCCTTCTGCTTATCCGTAACCCAGTTATCTTGAGCAATATTATCAACGGCTGACGGCTTCCAATTAAAAGGCATTTGCCATTTACCGCCTTTATTTTCTAACCCATCCCCGTTACTGATAAAAATAGTACCCTGTGAATATAAATCACGACCTATGCCAAATTTAACCGCACATCGTTTAAACGCGTCGCTAGCTTCACCCTTTTCCTTTTCTACATTGCTTTCAGTTCCGCAATCACTTTTACTAATAGTGGCTAATTCACCAAGCTCATTAACAAAAGTAATAGTAATTGTACAAAAAAGTACACTACCTATTCGTTCATACTTATCAGCCCAGCAACCTGCGCCGACAACACTATCTAGCGTGTCCATAACATAACGGGCATCGACATAAGTAAGTGCCGTGCCTTTCCCATTGTTATTATCATAAACTCGCCCAACTCTATACTTTTTTTCGCTATTAGGCGTGGGTTTCGCCAGTAATAGCAAGTCTTCAGCTTTTACCATACTACTCCTTATTGTGTATTGTTTTTATTTTATAAACTAAATAAGTAATAAATATAAAACTTATTTAACTTATATTACCATAACCATTTTCAGCGATGGTTATCCTTATCGTGTGTATATGGGGTGGCAGTTTGATAGTCTGCCATCCCATTACTCTGCATTAAGATAATCACATAGACTGCTATAGAATTGACCCATAGCAACCCCAAGACTAAAAATAAAAAACCCCATAATAAAAGGGTTTTGAATTATACTTAGCCTTAATACCTGTACTATATCATAAATCCACATATTATAGATCCTCTTTTAGTTCTAGTAGAATTTCCAAGTCTTCACGCGTGAATGGTACAGACACACCGTTTACCCATTGACGTTTGGGCATACCTGCGTCTATCCACATTTTTACAGTTAGTTGGCTGGTGTCGTACGGCGTTATATTAGCCAGCACCATAGTACCATCATCACTATAAATATGATGGTAAGCCTTAACCGTACTAGCATCATTATGGTCTGCTTCGCATCTTATATCAATAACGAAACCTTTATGTTTGAAAGTTTGATTTATAAACATTAATACATTTCCCATTTTAATAGTCCTCATCTAATCGCTCACCAGCATAAGCTGGGTCGTGGTAATTGTCTTTGCGGTATGGGTATCGTTCGCTATCGTAGCAGTCATTACAGAATAGTCCTGTATAAATTCCATACGCATCACACCTAGCCCATTCGTGGTAATTAATAGGCTTACACATTGTGGAGGTTTTTTCGCAACCCCCGCACTTTACAGTATTTAAATCATCAATAAAATTAACTGCCATTTTTATATTTCCTTACAATATTTTTAGTTAAAAAACAAGAACCAGTAGATTAATTCTCCAAAATAGAGATTAATTCTCTAATAGGGCAGGGATGCTGAGTTTTAGCGTGTAAGGGTGTCCAGATATTTTACCCGCTTTCACTTTCAGCACCCCCTAATTTTACTATAGTGGCTATGGGCGGAATTGAACCGCCCCAGCTTAGGGCTTCGATTGACCCTTGCCGTAACCATATCAGCCATCACGTTTAGCTATCATAGCTTCCCGTGTTTTTGCTTAGTCCTGCTCCATATAATGACCGACGGGGCAAGTAGGTGTACCATAATGGTCTATAGTAGACTGGCTCATTCTTATGATATATTGCGTTCCATAATCAGCACACTCTGGGCAGTAAACTTTTTTCAGCCTAGTGCTTTGTTTTTTGCCAACATAATTTAGAGCCTTATGCGGGTATTTGCCGATTTTTTTAGCTAAAGCCTTTAACGTCTTATTTAATTCAGACCCTGCTACTGTAGCGGTCATCTGTCCTTTAAGTCCAATAGCTACCGCAATATCTCTAAACGGTTTGCCGTGTCCGTGTTTGCAATTTAACTTATGGTGTATTAGCTCGTGCGCCAACACATCAGCTACGCGGATACTTTTGCTTAATTCGGGGTGGATAAATATTTCATTATAGCCATTAACTAAATCACTAAAACAAACCCCTATAGTTTTATTAAATGCGTGTCCGCCTTTAGGTGGATAACCGCAACTAATTCTAACCTTTTTCATATTTAAAGGATGGCCAGCAGGCTTAAAAACTTTAGTATTTAATTCTCTTGCCATCTTGTTAAGCCATTCTTCTCTAGTAATACGTGCCATCTTATTTATCCCCCCTAAAATCACCATCAAGATAATCCCGTTTTAGCTTAAACTGCACTACGAATAGTTCATCGTGATTAGTATTGTCTAGTATGTATTCAGCCGTAACATACTTACAAACCAAATCGCAGAAATTAACCATAATCTTTTTACCGTATTTTTTAGGTACTGATACGATTATGTATTCGTACTTATTGCTTACTGCTATTTCACTATCACGTACTAAGCCATCGGTATATGCTAGCGACTTTAAGATACAATCATATAAATAATCCATTTTATTCCTCTCCCTCTAAACATTCATCAATTTCATTTATAATCCCGTTAAAATGACCTTCAAGCCTTATTTGGTCATCCTTAGATAAGTCATTCCAAATCCTGTCTAAATATTTCTCATAAATTGCTATTATTTCATTATCCATTATCGTTATTCCTTATATTTATTTTATTTATTTTTGCCCTTGCTCACTATTTATACAGGCTTGCAACTGTCATAGGCTAGTTTAAGGGTTGCCCCCAATTAAGGGGGCAGGGTTAAGGGTTAATGGAAAACAGTAAGTAAACTTTTATCGTCTTGCTCTATCTCTGTCCAAGTGGTATTCTTATGAGTTTGTTTCTTTTTGGTAATATTTGTATTAGGCTTATCGGTGTGTACGCTTATCCTTTCACTCACCCACTCGTGTCCGTCTAATTCGTGTTCTGCCACAGTAATCCAAACTCCTTTTCCACTAGGTAGGTCTATTTTTATATTAGTATAATTTAAACCATCACCTCTAGTATTAACATTTTCTTCTACCCTTACTTGTACTTTTTCAACTGCTTCGCTTTTGTATTCCATAATATATATTCCTTTTAGTTTTATTTGTTTTTGCCCTTGCTCTGCATTTCTTATACGGGGTTGCAACCGCCATAGCCTGCATTAAGGGTAGCCCCCTTTTAATAGGTGGGCTTCGCTAGCACTTGGTTATAATAGTCTGTTTCCTAAAACGCTCTCTACAATCCCGATACTGCTTGGTGTTACACGGTTAGGCTCTTTGTTCATCTTCTGTGTCATTTATACATCAGAAGCACCTACTAATGTCTGTGGCGTGTGCCGTTGTCTATTGGGGTCGATTCTCCCTGCTCGCCCACCCTCAACAACAATTTCAAAAAACGTAGCGCCCCTGCGCTATTGAAATCTAATACAGTTTATATTATATAAACCAAATAAATAATTAAAATAAATAAAAAAAGTTTTCCTAGTGGGTTCGTTTAAACAGTTGAATTATAGAGGGATATAAAAAATGCTTGACTTTTGTGATTTTAATTCTGAGGGCTAAAATTGCCGTTTCCTGCTACTTTAGTGTTTATATAGTATATACAGACCTAAAAAGTGAGAAACCGATTCTCATAAGGAGAGATAGTAAAGCAGTTAAAGTATTACTTTACGTGCAATTTTATCGTTATAATAAAAAAATTTAACTATTTGGGGTGTTTAAACGGTGTGGAAAATCACCAAGTTTCGATTAAATCAAACTTTATATTATATAAATTCGGCGATATGGGTGTGTATGATATTTCTTTTTTCTTGTTTTTTACGATGTAAAATTTATCGTTTTTAAATTCTCCATCGGGTGTTAGGCTAAGACTGTTAGCGTTTAACATCATAGGTAGCTTTCCATTATATGTTACATTCATAAGCGCACCGATATTATCCACATCCCCTATAGTTCCGTCGCCCCCTAGATGGTCTTCAAAATAGTTAGCACCGAAGTCATCATCTGCCTTTTTTTGGTCAAAAGCTCCATCGAAAGTTGGTATTATTTTGTCATCATCTAGGTAAGATACTTGGAATTGGAAATTAGCCCTACTGGTTCTTTTACCTACTTCCATAGCATACGTACCGCTAGAGTGGAAGCCTTCATATTCGTTTTTATAATACTGAAATGGTATAAATTGCCCGTGATTTTCTCGCCCATCTGTCGTTACTTTGTATAACTCACGCCCCGACGGGCTTTTAATATTATCTACGTTATCGTTTGAAAAAGTAACTTTAGAGGATAAATCTACAGGGGTAGGGAATACGAATGACCTCCCAAGCGATATACCCGCCACATCTAAATTATAACCCCAAACAGGGTTATCGTTTTTATGGAAATAAAATCTAATTTCATCGACGTACCCAGTAGGGTCGGTAAAAAATGGCAATATAGTTAGCAAGCTGAACCCATCATAGGTAAATCCTGTGGAATTGTAATCATCTCCTTCCACGCTAGTACCCGTGCCACCGTTAGCTAATGGGCTAGTTATACAGTTACCTACTTGGGTATTTTCATAATGAAAAGAAACTTCGATACCAGTACCCGTTGAAGCCAATGTATGCCCAAAAATAGCTAGATAATTGGCTTGCTTTAAAAATTTCTTTGAAACCCTTATATTTGAAAGAGAAAAAAACGGGTTATAGTAGTTTTCGCCTGCACCCGACTGGAACGTAAATCGTTTTCTAGGGCTTTGGGTTTGCAACCCTAAATAATCAATATTATGGGGGGGGGTATATTGCCATCCACCAGAATTAGCGGTGGTATTCTGAATGGCTGAAAAATATTGTAAAAAATCACAATATAGGATAGGTTTTTTAATAAAGGTTTTATCTGCCACGTTCTAGCCCCCCTTCGGGTTTTCTTATATTTTTATTAGTGCCCAAGTATTGTACTTTGTTCTCGTCTGTACTCCAATTAGATTTATCTAGCTTGGCTTTTCCAGAAATTTTAGTTACTTTAACTTTATATGGCATAGATTTATTATCGCATATTATTATTTTTTCTATATCTAAATCGCCATAGTATGTTGCTATATTTTTTTCCATATAGCCTTCGCCTGCGCTATTGAAGTACCCAATAAAAATATTAGTACCTTTTTTAAATACCCAGTTATCTATTTCATTTATTGTAATTGTCGGGAAACCTGTATATGAAATCTGTATACCATTTATTACCTTCGATGGTTCTGTTTTAAAAAAAATATCGCCGTTGCCGTATTCTATCTCTACCCTACTACTTACCTCGTTACCAAAAGAAGCCATTTACTTACCCTATATTTAATATTGATTGTACTACAGAAACTATATCTAGTATGTTTATAATTCCGTCATTTGTAAAACCATCAGCGACAGCAAACTGCTCATCTGTTAAGGGAAAATTTGCTGGGTTTATTACATAGGTTGCAATTTGTACAACATCTAAAACATTAACAAACCCATCTAAATTAATATCACCCGCCTCATATACGAAATCGCCGTATAATGCGGGGTCTGTGTTACTATCCCAAGCCCGTTCATAACACGTATTGTTAAACGGTATATCGATAGGGCTTGTGCTGTAATTCCATATCCTAATATATTCGAAAGCAGAATGTGCGTTGTTATTCTTTATATTTAATAGCCCCGCAGGCAAATACCCTTCAGTACCACCAGCGGTTCTCAAAACTTGAAATTTTTGATAAGGATGCGAGCAAAACCCAAAATTTTCGGTCGCTAAAGCTACGAAATCATATAAATCTGTTTGGTTTTGGTATGGGTTTTTGTGTGAACGGTACTGTACGGCACAAACTGGTAGCCCTGCATCGCTCTGGGGAAGCCCGTCCGCGTGCCCTTGTGCGTTTTCGTAGAGCGTTCCTAGTGGGTTGCCTATTCTTAATTTAGTATCTGTATCAAAATCTGCATCAGAATTATCGGGGTTTTCCCCGTGCATCTTGCGATAACTCACCCAGTTGTAATCTTGGCTACTATTATTTACGTACTTTGTATCGGTTGTTGCCCCTTCGATCCCAAGCCTTCCCATAGGCACGCCCCAAGCGTTTTCATACTGTTGCCCGTCCAATGCTACACGTACTTCCTCGCTATCGTTGCCATTAGGCAATTCATCGTAATCTGTATAAACCCCCACTCGTTGGGAATAATTAAACTGCCAAAGCATTTTAGCAGGTTCGCCCCCTGCCGTAACGGGGCTTTCAGTTGAAACGCCAAACGAGTAATCATCTGTAGGTAGATTATCTAAAATATCTTCAGCTATTGCCTTCATAATGTGCTCGCCCTTATCTTTTAGGGTGTGGTTAGGGGTAGTAAATAGCTCGTTAATATGTTCAACCCCCCCGCCAAGCGCATTTAATATGGGTGCTATATAAGTTTCATAAGCATCTATAAGTGAATTAGCCCCTACGGTTGCATTTCCTCCCCCATCTTCATAAACGTAAAAATCTCCATCCTTAACAATACCCCAACTATTTATATAATCTCCGATAGTTACGTCTGACCCGTCGGGTACATAACCAATATTAGGTATAGCGAAATAATCCTGCGTTACATAATACCTATACCAAAGTAAAAGCGAAATATAATACTTTTCGAAGTCATTATAAAACCCATCTAGCACAGTAAACCCAACCCATATATTGGAGGACTGGTACTTCGAAATGTTTACAATATAGTTTGGCTGGCTGTTGTTTATAAGGTCGGAAAATTTTACTAATGACCACGCCCCACTATTATCGATGCCGTGATTAAGACTGTAAAAGTGGGCATATTCAGTTGTATCATACTGTGAAGCACGTAATACATTTGCGTATATATAGGGATACGTCCAATAATGACTCTTGTCATTAATCGGGTCGTTAGTTTCGTGGTCGCCTACAACCCCGCCAGCGTTTATACACTTTATTAGATGGCTATCTGTTGAGCATTGTTTTTGATTGGGAATAGTGTCTAAGGTTGTCATTCGGCGAGTAGCTTGCGGGTGTTCGGGATTTTCATAGCCTGCCAGTATGGGATTCGTATAATATGTTTCTGTATTATCTTCGTAGGGAATAACTAACTGTCCGTGCTTTAGTTTTATATCAACCCACCCAGCACGCATTACATTATTATCATCTAAATACGCGGGGGGTACTTGTTCCGTTGAGCTAGTAAATTCACATATACTATTCGTAGGCTGGTTCGCAGTAAATGAATAATTAGTAGCATAAGGAATCGTACAACCCTCAACAGGAAAAAATACTTCGTCTGGGTTGTAGCAGACCCCATCATCGCAAGGCTGTGGGGGCGCACCTAGATAATCTTTTAAGTGCATTAATTGCAATACTTCAATTTCCACAGAATCTATAGAATAATCACACTTATTAACCACAAAAAACGGTAAAAAATATTGCCCATTTATTTTAATTTCAGACTGTTTAAACGGTTCGTCATACTGGAAGAAGCTACCTTCTTCGGGTATTTCGCTGAAATCCATTTCATCTTCGTCAAAATAGATATTAGGGTTTATCATTTGAGAATACCACGAAGTAGTATAATCCTTCCCTAAAACACGCATATCCTCTGGCAAATAATCAAATCTGATTATCGAACCTATATGTAAATCGATATACTTTAAAGGTAAAGTCATTTTTATTTTTATTTTTTGGTTACAATTATTTTTAATATAAAAATCCCTATATCGGTTTGCTTCCTCTAGGCTGTTGATATTTGGACATTCCAATACTTGATGACCAGCGCCCTGCGTAGTATTATAAAAATCATAGTCATAATCTGGGTAATAATCTTGCGCCGTTGCCGTATCTGTTTTTAAAATCTTATCTAAACCTAATTCGTATTTATCCCCGCCATATATAACCTCTGCCCCTGTGCATATATCTTTTATTTTTGTGGTTTCGACTTTTATTTTTAAATAGTCCATATCGATTAACCTAAAATCGTACATAGTTTCATTTCCTATATACGTGTCTTTTATCAAAAAACTGGCTAATTTTTCTTTTGACCCTGTGGTCATTAAAAATGGGAAGCTGTTAGTATGTTTTAATATATTCTCTGTTGCTGACAGTAAGGTTTCTGGTTCACTAATTGTATAATTTGAAGTGCTAGGGTATAGCTGATTTATTGTGCCATCTTGGTTTAAAGCTTGATATATAATTTGGTATTTATAGTCAGAAGTACCCACGCCCATAAATTGCATCCCAAGCGTTTTTCTCCACAAATAGGCTACCTGCATCATTGGCATATTTCTATAATCGACAATAGTAGGTAAATAGTCTGCTTCTTCTAACATACTAAACCCATCCCCTTTAACGTACATTCTATCTACGCTATCTAGTAAATCGGGTTTTAAAAAATGATGCGTTAGGGCTAATTTTTCCAAAAATAGTTCGACGTTTGCTACAGCGTAAACATCTTGATTATTTTCATTGAGTGGTAAATTTTCTGTTGAATTATATGACGACCATTGGTTATGGGGTAATTCTTCATTAGACACACCATACCCGCTATTGGGTACTATTCTTAAATTTAAATGGCTATTGAAAATTTCCTCACCGCTGTTAAGCTGTTGATAAATATCATTGGCATAGTATTCGTTGTCATATTGCATAAAATCATTTATATCCCACCTGTCATATATAGGGAAACCTTCTTCGGCTGGTTCTTGGGTCAGCCAATCATCATCGTCTGTCCATTCGCGTAGCATAACTTTTTTAGACATTCCGTTTTCGTTAGTCTGAATATCCCCCCCTGTAAGTTGTGAAGTATATACTAAATCGAACCAAAATTTATGCGTTATGGCTGAAATAATATCATCATCCAATAGGCTAGGGAAGCCATTGCTATCAACAGGCATACCTTCAAGAAATTGCGATTCTGTCCAAATTAGACTCACATCGAAAACAGTCTGCAATACTTCCTCGCATCTTGGGTTAGCAGTTGTAATAGATAATAAATATGAGCTTAACCTGTTCATATAGTTCTGCTCTGGCATAGTACCACTTGGGAAAGTAAAAGGAAACCACTCCAGATGGGATTCCATATCTACGTGCGTATCTACTAGGCTGTTTTCGTATGATGAATGGTCGCCCGTAAGTATTTTTACGGAAAGTATAGCCCCTTTTGCGTTAGGGCAATGTACAGAACCATCACCCGCCTCTCCAGAGTTTACACCAAGAACATAAGCGTCGCTAAGTTGTAATAAGGTTTGCCCACCTTCTACGGCAAATCCCCCATCTATTTTGACAATAGTTGCCATCTCTGACAATACCCCAAAAGTTCCAAGTTGGGTTCTGTCTTGGTGTGCTAGCGAACGCATAGGGAAAACCTGCAAAGCGTAGGGATCTGTTAATAACCCTTCTGCAAAGGTTTCACCTACAGCGGGTTGTATTCGTGGTATTTCCTTATGGCTTACATAAATTAAATTTTCTTCTGAATACGATGTAAGTTGTGAACAGCAATCATCTCTAAACTTAAAATAAATTCTATGTCCATCATCCGCCTCTGTCCATTGGTTATAAATCCCATCATAGGAGCGTATTCTATGCTTAAATTCGCCATCCAGACCCTCGAGATGAGTTTCCTTTTCCCCAAAAACTAGCGATTTAAATCGTGTATTAGTCGGTACTGTGTATTCATTATCTCCCTCCAGCAATATCAAATTATTTAACGAGCTTGGGAATGGAATGGAAAAATTATTATCCAGATAGTTAAATTTTATTCCTCTTTCACTTTCATCATCTATGGATATTTCTGGGTATAGCGTATGGTAGCGCTCATCGCCAAAAACCAATGGTTTATATTTTCCATTTGAAGACTCAAAATCAGTATCAAAAGTATCTAGGGTAATATCCTTCTGGGCAATTTCACTAAAAAAAGATTCGCATTGCAACGTAGCATATTTCGTATCTTGCTTATATGATTTTACTGTAGTATCCTGCATATTTGCACAACGCTCTAGCGATATTGTCTTTGTCTTTTGGTTAATAGAAGATTCACCAGAATAATAGATATTTACAGTCATTCCTATCATATTGTAAAGGATTTGGTTGCCCCAAATACTAGCGTTACCCCAACCGTCTTCGAATTGGCTGAAAATATCATTATCACCACTAACTAAAGGAACATCAACATTATCAGTAGTACCCAAAACGCCAAGCCCCCGTTTCCAGTACGGATTAGCTAGCATATCTGTCAAAAATTCATCCTGTAAACTGTAAGTAAATTGCCCTTCCGCCCACATTGTAGAGTGAAAAATTTTCCTATCTATACCGAGATTAAACATTTTAATACTTACGTTAGGGATGACTATTTTTTTATTTTTTATATCTACTTTATGTTTTATTTTCCCTACAGATTTTAAAAAAGGGTATAATTTTAAAGGTTCGGGTAAAGTGCTACCAGATGGCTCGTTTCCTTCGGGATTTCCCACCTCGTTAGGGTATTCGTTTTGGTGGCTATTTATCCATTCGGATTCTGTATTATTATCCTTAAAAATTTGTCCACGAGTTTCCCCAAATGCTAGTCTGGGGATTCCACCAATATCGCTAAACACTACTATCACCTTTGGCTTTCTAGGTGATGTTTTTAACTCATTTATTAAATCCGATGGTATACTAGGCATTTACTTCCCTTATATTGCGTTTAAACACTATTACTGAACCCCAGAAGCTATTAAGCTATGCCCACGTAGTACAGCTTCATTTATAGTATCTATAACCTCATTTTCTATAAAATCTTGCGTTAAAATATTCCCGCTAAAATCTACATTTACTTGGATACTTTCACTACCACCACCGCCACCCGCAAAATCAAGCCCCCGTCTTTCTAAAGGCGTTACGGTTACACGTTCGCGCCCCGATTCACCGACCATTATATTCGTAGCTCCATCCGTTATAAAATCTCCACCCTCTGCCATTGCATTAGCGTTAGTCATTATAGTATTTACCTGTACCGCCCCAGCTATTCCCTGCATTATAGCCAATGGAACATTAGCAGGGTAAGGGATGGTAGCCATTGTCTTTAATATCGCCTGTGCACTATTAATTACAGCCGTTAATATTTCTATCCTCGATTGCTCTTTTGCTATTGCCCTACGTTTTTGGTCTGCTTCACTTTCAGCGTTAGATATATCCTCTGAATATTTTAATTCTAGCTGTGCTAACTTTTCCCGCCTAACCCCTTCGTTTTTTATCATCATTATTTTAGCTTTTTCACGTTGAAACTCATCCTTTAAAGCCTTTTTCTTTTTGTCCTCATCTCTGCTTACCTGTTCCATCTCAGCTTCTTTAGCTTGAAGTATTGCCCCCCCTAATTCAGATACCATTTGTGAAGCCATCTCTAACCCACTTGATACATTTTCGACCATTGTGTTCGTTTGCTCAGAACCCTGCCCCTGTATAAATGCAGAAAATTCCGTACCCATTCCTTTTAGATTCTCAATAAGTGCGCCAGAAGTCTGTTCTGTAAAGCCTGCACTCTCTGCAACCTTTTGTATTATGTAATTATTTGAATCGCCAGCCGACTTTCTAATCTGCTCGCCAGAGTTTTTATATGAATCTGTATTTTTGTCTGCCCCGTCTTTTACAGATTTAGAGGATGATTCTACGTCTGCTTTAACCTGTTTTTGAACAGCCCCAACAGCACCCGCTATATAGCCCGTTATGTCATTGTATGCGCTTGTCATCTCCTGCGTAAATGATGTACCTATGGCTTCAAATTCGCTATCGAAGTTTAGATTTTCGGTTAGTTTTGCGTCGCCGAAAGTGTTTCGTATTATCCATTGGGAAGCCGACGAACCAGTTTCAGCCCCGTCTATTAATTGTTGGGCTAAAGAAGTTGATAGTCCTGCATCCTTAAAGACTTTTAGTATATCTTCCTCACTCATACCATTAGCCCACATATCAGCTAAAACATCATTTACGCCATCGACTTCCTTACCCATAGAATTTATAAAAGCCGTTGCGGAATCTCTGCCAACTATATCAGCAAAAGCTACAGCATTTTCCATATCCGAATCGCCGAAAATTATATCTTTCCAGCTAATAGACTGGAAGCCTTCCAAACCGAGTTTAAACGCTACTACTGCGCCTTTTCCTGCCAGTTCGAACATCTTGCCCACCATAGGGGGAAGTAGCTTCAATGAGCGTTTTACGATTGCGACCATAGGCTTAGTAACTAGATGGGTATTTTTACCTATAGTTTCAGCCACCTTATCCCAGCCAATATTACCCAATTCTTCTAGCTCTTTATTTGCTTGTTTTAATTTAGGCTTTAAGTTTTTAATAATTTCTTGCCCAAAAGCTATTTGCATTGTAGTAAAGTTAGCCTTCAGTTTATCTATTTGAAAATTCCAACTATCCGCCATTGTATCCATTGCATTTTCAGAAGCACCCGCCTTATTTGCCATCGATTCTATATTATTTTCTAGGGATTGGATGTTATCTGATAGAGATGCAACTGCATTTATTGCGGTAATATTCGGGATAAACTCTTTAAGTTCTTCTAATGACTTACCACTAAACTGCCGTAGGGTGCTAGCTAAATTCATAGTACCATCATCGAATTTAACTACTTCTATGCCCGCTTCCTTCATAGCTTCTTTGGCTTTGTCCGTTGGGGCAGATAGGGATAAAAATAATTGTTTTAATTGGGTGGTAGCTTCGGCTGTTGAAATACCGCTAGCCGTTAGAGTAGCCATACTAGCACCTAATTCGTCTAAGCTAACCCCAGCTACAGATGCAATCGGCATTACTTGACCCATTGACGCTGATAATTCGTCTATAGTGGTTTTACCTAATTTAACAGTTTGGAAAAAAGTATCTGATACGCTTGTTACGTCAATAGCTTCTAATTTATAGGCATTTAGCGCAGAAGTTAATAAATCAGCCCCTACGCCCACATCTGTTACGCCCCCGACAGCAAGTTTCATAGACTGCTCTAGTACGCGTGTAGCATCACTTACGCCATTTACAACCCTATTCATAGCAAAGCCAGCCGAAACTACATCATATTGGGCTTTAGATAAGTCGTTTAAGCTCTGTGCACCTTTTACAGATAATTGCGTAAGGCTTTTACTCATTTTGGCAAATTCTTGCGTACTTCCACCTGTTAAGGTTTGTACTTCTTTGAGCCCTTTTTCAAAATCTCCAGCCACAGAAACAGCATTACCAAACGCATTTAATAAACCTTTACCAGCATAAAATGCCCCAGCCAATCCAACTACTTTTAGAGCTAACCCACCAACTGAACCAGTCAGCCCATCCATTTGCTTTTTGGTTTTTTTTGCGCCCTCTGCTTTGGTTACTAATATATATTCGTTTTTAACTGCCATTATTAGCGCCTTCTGTTTTTATTTCTTTTTGTATTGCATTAATCTCACTATCTATAGTGGTAAAATCCTCTACTATTTTTGCGGGGGTTTTGTCTAGTGATGGGAAAGGGGGGGTATTAGTTAGCTGGCAATACTGAAACTTTTTAATTAATAACTGGTTGTCGGAATCTACAAAATTACTAGCATTTGCAAAAAAGGGCAAGCCCTCGTACAAAACTCGCCCTATATTTCCAGTACCTTCGTGTAACTTGTTTGCCATTATATTAGTCATTTCCTCTTTGACATCATCCAAATTATTGAATTTTGCCTTTTTACCGCTAACCAAACTTGGTGCGAGATAAGGGAAAACCGAAAAACCCTTAAAATCCTCTGGCACTCCTAACGCAGAAAACCTAACATTTAGGCGCAATATGGCAATTTCTATTTTTTTTTATTCACTTTTTCTATTACTTCATTTGCCATAGTTACTATATCTTCAGCCGTTAAACCGTCTATAAGTTCATCGGTTAAATCTGTTGCAGTACGCAGAACCCAGACAAAAAATGAAAATCCGTTTTCTGTACTGCCCGCCTGTGCCCAAACTTTATCGTTAAATTCACAGCGTTCATCTAAATTAAATGGTTTCAGTCCATATTTAATAGATTTTGGTGCTGGAGGGCTAGCACCTTCCTTATCTAAATTTGCCATATTTATCCTTTAAAATGTAGAATAATATAAAGCCGTTTAAACATAAACTGAAACCTAATTACTCACCCAGTAGCGCTAACACTAATTACCGTTCCTGTGCCTGTTGTATTTGGGGCAACTACTGTAAACGGTATATTAGCCATAAGCATAGAACCGCCACTATCTACAGTTGGTTCATTGATTAACACTTGTGGGCAACTTAAAGTAAATAGCGATGCTGTAGCATTAGTAATCGTTAATGCTTTTGGCGCACTATCTTTAAAATCACCTAGCAAATCGTGATAATCGTTATTTCTAATTACATTTAGATTACCAGTAATTTCCCAGCCACCTGTCATAGCGTAGCCGAATGGTGGATTATTAGTAACAGCAGTATCAAAACCAACACGTTCGATAGTTCGATTTATGCTCACACTCCACGAATGTATTACTAACTCTTGTGAATCTAGTACAGTCGTAGCTATAGTATTATCCCTAATATTAGTGGGTACATATTCATCGTATGTAGATGTTCCCCCCATAGCTGTAGAGCTATGCACAGGCATAAAACCCGTAGCCCAGTTTAGCGTCAAGGTCATTTCCCCCGCTTCTGCTCCAATATCCTGCCCAAATGTTGCACCTGTACAGATACAGCCATTTATCTCCATATTAGATGCAGACGAACCAGCACCAGCACCGACTAAACGTATATCCTTAGTCTTAGCACCCGACGAAGTAGCTTTATTGTATAATGAAGTAGGGAAAGCATAATTTTCGGGTAATATGAACGGATTTCCTCCATCCTCAAACAAAGAATCGCCCATCCATTGTAAACTGCCACTAGAACCCCTTAGAGTTGTATCAAAAGTCCACATTTTCGATTCGAGATTATGTCGCCCCTGTGATGCTTCTTGGAAAAATTGCCCTGCTTTTTGCGAGGACATTTCTAAAGGTGCACTAGCTTCGGGGATAGTAAAGCTAGTAACTTGCATACGTTTTAAGTCGTTATCATCGACTTGAGTGCCAACTACAGCTTCATCCTGTTTATACAGGGCTATATTCTGTGTTGGGCTATAGTTGGTTGCTTGTGCCATTACTTATTGCTTCCTTTTTTAGTTTTTTTTGTTTTCGGTTTAGGGGGATTTGTTACATTGTTTAAACAGTCCATCACTTCGCTAGGCACTTCCTTAGTGTCTGCGATTGGGATGCTCCCACCACTTTCTAGCATCTTTATTTTATGCACTCCGAAGTATTTATTTTCCAAGTCCATAAATTCTTTTTTAGCTGTAAAATAGTCCATTTATGCGCTCCATTGGTTATGATTTATTAACTCTATAGTAAATTCTGCAATATATAAGGCATCGGCATCATCATTCTCGTCATCCTCTACATTGTATTCTATGCTCTGAACATCGAGCCAAACCCATTTAGCATTGCTTAGATTTTTTGTCTGATTATCTAGCAGGTGTTTTTTTAGCCTATCAATCTTATTTTTTACAGCTTCGTTTACTTTTGGCTGGTGCATATCACAATTAAAATAATATCTGATATTAACTTCGTAAATTCTACGCTCGTAATTAGCATTGCTTTCCTCTAACGTACTGTTTAGCAAATTTATCCGTATGCACTCGTTCCCAATCATTTCGAATTTAGGCGAAATATAAACATTTTGAAACTCATCGTTAATGATATTTTTTAATGCTTCTTCTATTAAAGGGTATGATATTTTATCGTATGTTACTGCCATTACATTTCATTAGTCCAGCGTTTACCCCTAAAAATATCAACGCTTTTTAACCTTCCGTCTGTCGTTTTTAATGTTCTATTCCTTACCTCTACATCGAAACGGTCGCCAACATTCATAGTAGCCCCCTCGAACCTACAATATAACCCAGATGCAATATGCTGAAGCCCGCCCGATATTTCAAAATCTGTGCTGATTGTGCTACCATATAACTTGCTATCCCCTGTTACTTTTATCGAAGCCTTCGCATCGCCATAACCCCCGCTAGCTGTACATAAAATCTGCACCCTTTCGTAAGGCTCACCATAAAAACCCTCTGGGCAAGTTGCCTCAACTAGGCGCATAGAACCCGCCTTTACAATTTGCAATATCTTGCCCTGTGTACTGTCGCCCCTGTCAGTTTCAAAATTAAGCGTTAAAGTTCCTTCGTTTAAACGGTCTAATAATCCCATACCATTTTCGTTAGATATTTGCCCCATTATCGCTTCTGCTTCTTCAGATAACGGCTCGCGTGCCACTATACAATTATATGCCGTTAATAGGGCAGTTAAACGGATTATTACGTAGTCGTACTCTGGTGTTCCCGCTTGGTTTACTGTGTCGTCATATACAACCGATTGCGGTATAGGGATAGGGAATCTGCTATGGTCTAGCATACTATTCAACTGCATACTAGACGCTTCTATCTGATTTGTTAAATAGGTATCCCAGTCGTAACCCGATTCTACGATATTATCGTTTGGGTCTGTTGAAGATGAAACATACAGTAGCGTAACATCTAAATCAGAATCATAATACCAATCGTTTTCATAATCGAAGCTAGTGCCTATATATACGTCTGTATCTGTGCTATGACTTACTGCTGTTGTTCCTGCCCACCCCCGTCGTACTGTTATATCGTTGGTAGAAATAACCGTTACTAGCATAACTTCGTTTTCAATTTTTATATAATCACCCCGACTAAACACGCTACCGCTTACCATTGTAATAACTTCTTCAGTAGCATCCAAAGCCTCGTTCGTGTTTGTAGTGGAATCTGTATAACTAACAGTAACATTACTGCCCCCTAAATTTTGTCCATTCATAAAAAGCTGGGTAACGCTACCCGTGTTTTTACTTTCATATAGATTAAAGCCACTATGGGTAAATACCAAATCCCAGTTAAATATTTGAATTTTACTGTCGTGCTCATCTATTCGTGAATAAACTTTTTTTACATCATCAGAGCTACAATATACGAACGTACTATTAGCCATTTATTTACTCCACGTTAGTTAATTTAATCTTTGCGTTAGCTCTAGGGTTGCAAGAGCGTGCAGATACCTTATACACCCCCGAATTAAAACTAGCATTAGTTTCTAGCGTTCCCGATAAAGCAGAGCTATAACTAGCATAACCTATTATCTCAGAATAAGCTGGCAGGTTATATAATGTAAAAGCACCAGACGCATATTCTATAGTTCCGTGCTGTACACCATTCATATATAGACCGCCATTGCCGTCGTCTAGTATCATTTCTTCCTCGTTCTTCACTTCCCTGCGATTTAGATTTACTTTTGTATCTGTTGGTAAAGCAGATTTATAGGTAATCGTTTTACTAGGAAACCTTCCCGCTCCTAGTACAGTTGTTCCGCTAGCAGGTGCGCCTATAATTATATCACTACCCTTAGACGTATCTAAAGCTATAAGCCCCATCGCTTGCCCGATTCCTGTTCTTGACGTTATACATAAATCACCATCACGCATACCAACTACAGCCCCTACGGGTATAGTTTCAGCTTCTACTAAATCATCTATCGCCGTTTGCATTTTTCTGATAATGCCATTTACCCCACCTATAGTTAAATCTGTCGCATCTGTGGTAAAGGCTACATCTACATTTAACCCATCTACAGTTAAACCAAACGCATAAGCGGTACTAGCCGATAATTTTGTATCAAAATTAGTAGTTAAATTCTTGAAACCAAACTTGGCGTATGATTTGGAATAGTATTTAAATGCTACAGAACCTTTCACGATTCCTGCGGGCTGTGAACCACCATTTCTACCATAGCCAAAAAAGTTACTAGATGCGTACCTACCTTTTTCGTCGCAGATACTTGCAGGTATTTGAATCATAACAACAGAATCGCCTGCGGATTCATCTGTTAAAGCCTGTGCTCCTTTTAGGTGTAATGTAATTTTCCCTGCTACCACTTTAGAGGGAAAATACGACGCGTTATTAGATGTTGAGCCTGTTACTGCTACAGGATAAAACGGCTGAAACCCTTTCGTTAGAAAGTTGCTAGCACTATCATCTATTGCATCAGCAGTAGTTTCATCAAATGATATGCTAGTAGCGCCATAAACCGCACAGTTTTCGTAATGATTTCCATAATAAAAATATATTTGGGCATTGTCGGAATGTGCTACGCCTTCTGTTCCTAGCATCCCACGTTCTACCACTAATACGGTAGAGTTAGTAATACTAGTTACTTTTACTATTTCCATAGTTGTAGCCGTTGGGTCTACTACTATATAGTCGCCAACACAGAACCAATCTGTATCATCTACAGTCCAATCAACTTCAGTAGTATCTATAGCTTCAGCTAACAAGCACGAAGCTGTATAATAACCTTCATACGCTCCGTCATCATTATAGGTATACCCATTAGCCGAGCTATTTGCTGTGCTGTAAAACAACATCCTATTATGTGGTAGCTCAATTTTTTTACCAGCCCCTAGCAACATATCTACGTATGTAGTATTATCTGTATGTGCGTCGGGTGTTCCTTCAGTCCACTTTGATATTGTTAGTTGGATTTCTGCCCCAACTTTGCCCACGTTTTCTATTATCAACCCATTGCAGTCGCTAAATTTATTTGCTGTAATACTCTCCGTATCCCACTCAGATACTAAAATAAACCCATCAGAATTATCTACCTCTACCGTCTTAGATTGAGGTGCTGATACTTTCTCTATGGATGATTTTTTATACGCCATTTTTTTAATTCCTTATTTAAACAAATCGATAGAAAATCTGTAAATTGCAACTTAAATCACTATTTACGCCATTTTGTGCCACGTAAGCTATAACCACTTGCCCCGCCGATACGGTAGCACTAGATAAAACTAAATCATTATAGTAAATCTGTTCGTTCCCTGCGGAAGACTGTACACTACTTATAGCTATTTGTGCCCCAGATGATAAATCCCCACTAGAAGCGGTGTTCCCAGAGTTTAAAGTATATTTACTAACTGCATATAGGAAATTATCCCCTGTTGTGGTGTCGCACGTAGTTTGAGCCTTTACTGCGTACAGTTCTATATTTAGAGGAACATACCAAAAATAAGGCATAATCCTTTGAGCGTTTCCAGTTATGGTTTTTGTTGCAGTAGGCACACCAGAGCTAGCACCCATTTCTAAAACAGATAAGGTGTCCTGTACTCCAGCACAAGCGGGTAAAGCCGTCCAAGTATCTGCCGACGAGGGAAACGCAGACACATACGATAAATTAAATTCCTTTACCTGTAAATTTATTGGGGTGCTACCTGTCATAACTCGGCTATTTGTAGTATCAACCCTAAAAAGAGAAGTTCCGCTCGCATCCTTTACATCAAAACTATTAACGCCATTCGATTCGGGTTGTACGATACATTGCTTTTTACCAAGACTTAAAGCGGTTGAATTGCCATTACCCGTCTGTAATGTCGTACTGTTCGTATGAGCACCAGCATTAGAATTACTGGTATGTACTAAATCCTTATAAAATTCGGATGGCGATTTGTTTTCTAAGGTTGCCATTTATGCCCTCTCCAATAAGTAAACTACACTTCCATAGTATCCAATTCTAGTACCACTTTCATACTGAAACGCTGGGTATATCATTTGACCCGAAGTCATAGAAACGTCTAGTGCCGAATACTGATTAAAATGCTTTACTTTGTAATTTGTTAGCTCGTTAGTTTCCCTAAGCGTTGCCGTTATAGTTCCATAACTATTATCGGGCACGCTAGTACCCGTCCAAGTTTGCAAGTGAACAACATTGTCGAAGTTTTGGGATGAGTAGCCGACCCATCTAGCCCCTTTTAGTTTGCAATTAAACGGAACAATTAGCCCCGATATTGATGGGTAAAGAATAATAGAAGCCGTATCTCCCACAGTAGTGCTATCCTCTGTATCACTTTCGTACCAATCGTGGTCGTCATACTGTGCATTTATATCCCTAAAAAATGTTCTGCCCGCTGACTCTTGTTCGAATTTAAAATTAACTTGAAGACTGTGCTTTTGATGGGTGTCTACATAGGCTTTAATTGATTGCTGTGTAGATAACCCATTCGAAGAATTACTAGCCATATCATCTTCATCGTAAATGGCTGAAGCTTTTTCGCCCATTGTAATCGAGTCTGTACTTATATTTCCAACATCCATTAAGTTTTTACCATTAGCATCTAAATTATCTTTTAGCTTTATACCGCTAGCGAGCCCCTTAATCTGCATATCGCCATTAACCTGCAATTTATCTACATTAACTTGGTCTGTTGATACCTGTATAGGTAAAGGGTTTCCCCCTGCCGTTATAGATTTTTCAAACTTATCTACAGGTCTATTTCGTTCCATCTGTAAATTATTATTAATTTTGCGTGGCATCTAGGCTGAATACTTCACGACTAAATCTTTTAGTAATGTAATCTGTTCTTTTAGCCCTGTTATCTCCACCTTCATTTCCCGCATTTGTATATCTAGCTCATTTTCTTTATGTACGTAATCTTCTAAGGGGTGCAATCTTGGGGCGATAAACTTATCAAATACCATAGTAGCCACCTTAATAAGTACGGCTTGGGGTATCATTCACCCCCCTTAATGGCATTTAGAATGTCATCGAAGCCATCATCCAGTTTAGTTTCTATAACTATTAAACGGCTATCTATTCCATCTATTGCAATTTGGTTAGTTTTAGCTAATTCTAGGGCTGTAGATGCCCTTTCCTGTAAGGTTTCCATATTAGCCAATAGTTTACCGCCAGAAAAGATTAAACCTCCTAAAAAAGCGAATATAGCAATTACGTTACCTAAGTTTATTTTATTGTCCAGCTTCATTTTCTACCAGTTTAGATAGTTTGCGGGCTCGGTTTGGGGTTTGCTTTGCCCATTTACTATCCAGCATTTCTTTGCTTGCCCCAATAAAATTACGTTGTTTAAACAGAGCGATAGTCTTACGGAAAAGTAAAAAATTAGGTACGCCCATTTGATAACACATCTCCAATATTACATCTTTAATATTTAAAGGCATATCCTCGACCCATTCGGCTTGCTTAGAAATTTCCTCCATAAACCGTAATAGTTTTTCTTCCAGTATAATATCGCAAACTTCTTTAGACAAGTACAAATCATCAACCTTAAACCCTATGCCTATAGTCAAATGCTTTTCTGTGCATAAATATGCTTTGGGTCGGTATCCCTCAGATTCTAATATCGCTTTTTTTAGTTTTTCCATAGTATAAGTAAATAACTCCTTTATAAAATAGGGGTTCGCAAACTCAAAATTTCACGAACCCCTAAAAGCAAAACTATGGTTTAGCTAGCTTGATTGAATTTGATTCCTTTTTTGAAAGAAGCATCATCAGTTAATTGAACACCATAGAGCACATCGGCGACCATCTTAGTACCAAGATAATCCACACTATATTCAGACTGAACCCTTATGCCTTTTTGTATAGCCACAGCGACAGCAGACTTGTGGGCAATGTAGCCCGCTTCTACTCCTGTACCCGACGCCGAGCTAATAAGGTTAGACATTAATACAGGCATCCCGTAAAGGCTACCAACTGCACCAGTAGCATCAACCCCAGAAACAAGAACGCCACCAGCGTTTTGATTAGAGATAAAACTAGCATTGGACGCTATATCTGCGTAAAGAGTAGGATTAACAAACCAAGCGCACTCCATAGGGTCAATATCTAATTCTAAAATAGTTGCAAAAGCTTCTTCTGCCTTTGCTCCAGTAAGCGTATTATTAGCCGATAAGCTCATAGAAGTATTTATACTCTGTAGCTCTGTTTCGATATTGGTGTCGATACCTTTAGCTAACTGGTATGCCATTCCTTTAGCATATTTAGTAAATAGTTCCTCATTAGCTTGCACTACACCCATATCCTCGAACAAATGGGCGACGTATTCGTGTTCATCTATATCTAATTCGGTTGCGTCTGTTGTCGATGCACTATACACAACAGAGGATTGTTCACCTTTTGTTGCAGATGCAGTTGCTGGAAATTCTGGGATATGTATTTTATTTCCCTTACCTGTAACCAACGCAGAGTAATCATCAAAGAACGGCTTGAATACCAAAGCAGTTTCAAAGTATTGCCACATAGCTGTCGCCCACATTTCTGGGATTATCTTAGCTAAATCCGTAACGCCAACTGTGTTAGAAGCGTTACTAGACGAATGGGATTCGTAACCTACTATAGTTCCACCCACGCAAATCATACTTAATATATCGATTAGCAGGGCGCTATCCATCATAAATAGTTCCATTTTTTTACCTCAATTTTAATTTAATTTATTGTTTGTTTTTAAAGTATGCTATTTTTTCGTGCCAAGCTAATTCCTTATTATCAATTACATCGGTAGATTTTACCGCTATATTTCTAACAGGTGCGTTAGCATTTACCATATTGGGTTTTTTCGCACTATTCTTATAAGCATTACTAATGTCCGCGACTACATCTAAATCGTGATTCGCATACTTTTCCTGTAAATCCTCTGGCAAGTCCTTTAGCAGTTCCGCCTTCTGTGAATTTTCTAGGTTAGTATACTTTTCTCGGTAAGGTGTTGCCTTTTCTAGTTCCTGCTTCAGTTGTTCTATTACTTTGTCCTGCTCACCCCTTTTAGCCATATCGGATAATTCCTTATCCTTATCGGCTTTATTTTTTGCATCTAACTGGGTTTTTAATTCGTCTATTTCAGACTTATATTTAGCAGTCATTTCATTAACTCTACCTTGAGGAACGAAGTTCGGTTTTTCGACCTGTGTGTCGGTTGTGCTGTTCGTAGCACTTTCGGAAGTCATTTTATCGCCTTGATTGGCGTTATTAGTCGTATTTTCTTGCATATCTTATCCTTAATATAATTTAATATAATGTAAACAAAATAAAATAAAGTGCGTTTAAACACATTTATTTTTTTAATTTTTTAACTAGCAATTCAAGAAACTCTACAAAGCCGTCAAATGCTTCCCCATAAATAATAGCTTCTTCCTTCTCAGAAAGCAGGGGTAAATTTACATTCTTGTTTATAATTTCTACTGCCATTGCCTTATTTTCTTTAACTTTTTTGATAAGTAACTTCTCTCCCACACCTATCAAACTATTAAATAATTTATTCAACATCTTTACTACTCCTTTTTTTGTTTTTTTTACTTAACCCGTTTCCCGATAAAGCCTGCACAATCTCTACTAAACTTTCATAGCTACTACGCATATCGGCTAATGATTCTTTAATATTTATTTGCAACTCTTTTTGCTGGGAAATTAGAGTTATTATAATTTGCTCTAATCTTAATTGGGAATTTGTCAAATCCTCCATAAAAAACTTTTGAATAAATTGCGTTTGTCGCCATATAAACCACATACTCGCCCCCGCTACAGCAACGGGAACGCCCAATTTTTCTACAATATCTATTAACTCCATCGACTACCTTTTTATATTGGTTGCGCCTGTGTACCCTGCTGGTACTAAACGACATCTGCAATGCCCTCTACATACCGACCAGCCACTTCGGGGCGTTCCTATGTTTAAAAATAAATCCATCGTGCCTTCACGACCCTCACGAGATAAACAATCTGGGCAAGTACCACTACCCACCGTTACCCACTTAAATTTTTTAACTCCTTCTTTTTCATACAGTTTAAACCCGCCTGTCGTACTGGCTAGCCCTAAACTATCTTTTACTACATTTTTTAGCCCAGAAGTTAATGACCCAAAAACCCGACCCCCTTGATTTAAGTCCGCTAGCAATACTGCTTGTATCGTACCCTCTGTTGCACCACCCGCCGTTAAAGTATTGATGACTGTGTTAATTTCTATTACTGCTTTACTAGCTTCTGCAACTACCATCGCTTCAATCATAATACTCATATCATCGTAGTTATCTATTGCAGGCATTATCTTAATGCTTCCTGTATGTGTAGCAGGGCGAGTTTACTAGCTTTTTTATCCATACGTTTACTGTACCCGAACCATTCACGCTGGGGCATCCCACCTATACCCTCATTATGTACTATACTAGGCACAGCTCTATCCCTCTTGTTTATCGATACAGTCGCCCGTAAATTATCATCGGTTGCCTTCTTTTTAACGTACACGTTTTTCATCTTATGTTTATCCATTAATGGTTTACTGGGTGTAGCACTTCCTGTTTTCTTTTTACGCTTAACGGTGGCTGGTTTAAGTCGTTTAAACTTTGTGCCACTAACATCTACGCCCTGCTGTAGCCCATCCTGTATATCCTGTACGGTTGCGTCAGCAATATCATTAATTAAATCTTTTAGGTTTAAGTTCTTATTTAACTTAAATATTTCTTTTTTCTTCAGTTTTACCATATTTTTTTAATATGCCTTTAGCTTCCTGTTCACCTATTTTAATTGCCTTTTTTAATTCTGGTACGTGGCTTTCATAGTATTGCCGTGCTATAGATTCTAAATACTGTTGGGGGTTTTCTAGTAATTTTTTTAAATCGATTACTTTTATAATTTCCTCAGAGCTTTTATCTATCTTCTCTTTTAAGCTATCCAGTTTATCGTGATAGCCGTCTATAATCTCTTGCCCTGTTGCCATTACTTTTTGCCCTTACCCCAGCTAAAAGGATTTAAATTAATTCCTAATTCTTGTTCTATCCATACATTTTGTTCTTGCATTTGTGCTTCTAGTTGTTCTATGTGCTTTGCTTCTTGTATGGCTCGTTCTTCCTCAAATATTGCTATATCTTCTAGGGCTATAGTCATATTTCGCTCTAGCTCTTGTATTCTACCCTCGTACTGCCAAAAGGTATAGACTAAAAGGGCTGTTCCTGCTAGAATTTGTAGCAACCACTTGAAGTTAATCGTAATTGCCATCGAATCGCCTATTACTTCACCCTTATACGAACGTGCGCCGTTATTTTCTGCCACGACGCTTATTCATTTTACTTTTTCGTTTAGACTGGGTGTACGCATTACTACTTTTCTTTTTACCTGTACGCTTATTGTATGGCATCTGCACTTACCCCGCTATTAAGTTTAAACGCATTGTCCTCTGTATCAGACATATTTTTTACCTTGTTAGCACTACCACCACGTACCGATAAATATTCTTCAGCATCTTCACGGGAGGGGAAGCCGTCGGGGTCAGATTCCATAAGGTAATCAACCTTATCCTTTAAGCCATTGGCGAAAAGCCAATCCCAACGGGCTTGCTCTTGTTCGGGGGTTAGAGGAAACTCGACTTCTGCAAAATCGATACTAAAGTCTGAGTTTATAGGTGAGCCTAATGCTTCTGCTATGGCAACTTCTATAGCATAAATCTCCCGCTCTGCTATTCTGTATTTCTCTACATCATCTTCACGCGATTCAATTAATTCTAGGTTTTCTATTTTTAGACTAACTCCCGATTTACTGCCATTAATCCCATAATCGAAAGTAACGTGATGGTTTTGAAATATATGCTGTAACTGGAATTTTATACCATCTACAATGCTATTAATATCTATATTTGGGTTCAGATTAGTCATACTACCTTCTTCGATGATAACTGCTTTATTTAGCCCTAATTCTATTTGGTTACTATCTACCCTGCCCTGTATAACAAACTGCCCACCTGCACTACGAATATGGTGCTGTAACATTGTCATAGCTATATCTATTTGCCTATTTGCTGTTACTATATCTTTTGCCCCATCGTTCCAAAATTCATCAACTTGCGTACTAGGTTGCAGGAATACAAAAGGCAATACCCCGTAAGGGTTTACCATATCTACATTATCTTCAGTTGGGTTATGAACAGCCCCATTACTGTCGAAAATAAAATGTTCATCCTTTGACCAAAATACATAACGATTATTGGATGAATCACTAGGGTCGTCGCCTATTTTATAAGCGATAGCAGTTGGGGTAATAGTATCAATATCATCACAAAATGCTACAAACTTAACTACTGGCATATACTGCATTAACCCATCGTAATCGGGGCAAATTTTTACAGCTATAGTTCCTAGTAAATTATGTAATCGCTCTATCTTTTTTAGTTGATAGTCTTTTGAATTAATAAAATCTACGTAACTGTCATTCTCTACTGTACGTATAGGTGCATTTTTGTACACCATACTTATCCTATTAATTAAGCGTTGTGAAAAGTTTTGGGTATAAAGTGGTATCTCTTTTTGTAGGCTTCCTTTAAAATATTTAGCTATATATTTTTCAGTACCATTATACTTATAGTAATCGATACACGCATCACGTTCGGAATGTTTTGATACGCCCCCCATTTTAGTTTCTAATTGGTCTAGTGTTGTTTTAATTGCGTCTGTTGTGCCATTATAATAAAACATATTTTTCCTTTTACGCCATATAGGTTCGTGTTTGTGGTTTTCTTATAGGTAATTCAAAATCTATGCCATAGCGGTAGCCATCGCTGAAATGTGTTAAATCCTTATTACTTTTATCTATTTCGCGCGTTCCCTCTTTATTTACTACCTGCTCAAAATCTTTAATTAAACCCTTACATTTTGGGTTAATAATTGTAAAATCAAAACTTTTATTAACAGCATTAACGCTATCTGTTATGCTTGGGGCTTTAAGTTTAGCACGTAACTCTATGCCGTTTAAACGTATTATATCGTGGTCTGATTTAGTAGAGTTTGTAGAACGGCTTTTCCCACTTGGGTCGGGATAGCATATAAATCTAGCTTTAGGGTATCGGCGTTTGCACTCGTCTATCATTCGTTGGGTCATTAGGTCGCCCGTATCTTGGTGTTTAATTTTAACTTCATCGAATACGACTACCTTTTCTTTTTCCCTGCCCGTCTTGAGTTGCCAAAGGCTGGCACACATCGGGAAGACGTTGAAGTCCAGCGATAAACGGACTGGTAGGTTTGGGTCATATACTGCGTTTTCGCTATTGTTTCTCTCTCTACTGTAACCATAGTAAGTAGCTCCATATTGCAAATTAACATAGTTGCCCATCATATAGGCTTCTATTAGTTTATCATCGTAATTAGCTTTAAGACTATCTATAAACTCTTGGGGTAGAAATGGGTTATCCTCTGTTTTGCCCTGTATTAATTCATATTCGTCAGTTTTGCTTTCCCCCCAATGTTCATAGTGCCAGTTGAATCCTTCGGGCGTAGTGCTTGTCCAAGCAGATAAGTTTCTACCCTCACGTAAACGGCTTATTAGCATTTGCCAAGCCTTACCATCTTTAAGTAACCCAGCTTCGTCTATTCCACCACCTGCTAGGTTTAGCCCTGCCCATCTGCGCCAATTCTCTGCGCTCCGTAATATGATATGGGCATAGCCACCACGCCACTTAATTAAATAACGCATATCACTAGCTTTATACGTATAATCAAATTTCAAATCGTTTAAACACTTTTCCAATGTCGGCTGTAATACATCTCGTACCATAGGAAATACAGGTTCAGCTAGTAAGATAGTACCACCTATATTTTTACCACAATGAGCTAACGCACGTAGAACAAAAGCCACCGTTTTACCGCCACCATACCCCGTTACTAAACTGGGATATTTAGCTTTAGTTCTTATAAATTTATTTTGGTGGGGTAGTACGTTGAAATTAGTTTGCATTGTCTGCCGTTACTATTTCAGTTACATCGAACCCGCTAGTTAATTCTGTTTCGTCTACCATAGGTATATCAGATTGCCCTAAATATTGTTTTCCTAACCAAATACACATAGGTACGCTTTTTTTAGCTAGATTAAACTGGTATCGTCTTAATGCTATTTTGCCTACTACTGAGTGCTTTTTATAGTAGTCCGCAAAA